AGCACGCGCGACCCCCAGGTGCCTTTAGGTGCACAATGACTAAACCGTTGTTATGCTTCTATTTTCCGGCGCGGACCAGCCAGAATTTCGGCCTTGACATCACAACCCGAACCAATGCATGCTCCGGTCGCCATGGGAACCCCTCTCGCACCGCCCGCCACCGCTTTGGCCCTCATACCCCCGGAGGGTGAACTGGGGCCGAAGATGCGCGGCCTGGTCCCCGGGCAGCAGGCGTTCGTCGCCGCGATGATCCTGACCGGCGGCAACCGCACCAAGTCCGCCGCGCTGGCCGGCTACTCGGCGTCGTCCGAGGAGATGCTGCGGGCGATGGGCTCCAAGCTAGCGCGGAACCCCGCGGTGGTCGAGGCGCTCAAGGAGGAGGGCTTCCGGCAGCTTCACGGCGCGCAGTTCACCGCGGTGTCGGTGCTGGTCGAGATCATGGAGGACAAGTTCCACAAGGACCGGCTCAAGGCGGCGACGGCGGTGCTGAACCGCACGGGCATGCCGGAGGTGCTCGAGCGCAACATCAAGGTCGACACCGGCGACAGCGGCTCAGGCGCGGCGGTGCTCGACCGGCTCAACTCCCTGGCCAAGGAACTCGGCGTCGACCCGCAGAAGCTGTTGGCCGGCGAGATGGTCACCATCGACGCTAACACCAGCGATGTTAGCGTGCAGGAGGACGAGTGGTGAAGGAGCCCTGGTTCAACTCCGACGCGGACATCCCACGGCGGACCCGGATCATCTATCGGTTGACGTGGTGCATCGTGTGGCTCGACCGGGTGCCCTTGCGCGTCGCGTGGTGGCTCGAGAGAAACATTAGGGGCACAAGATGAAGATCGAGACGTTCCTGGTGCTCTACGTGGCCGTGCTGCTGGTCCTCGCGGTCGCAGGGCTCTCCATGGAGCCACCGCCGCCCGAGCCGCTGCCGTTCGTCCCTGACTACCCCGAGGTGCCCCAGCCATGAGCACCGTCTCCCCGGAGAAGGCGGTCGCTGCGCTCGAGGAACTGAAACGCCTCCGCACCTACCACAAGAAGCTGTTCTTCCGCCCCTACCCCAAGCAGCAGGACTTCCTCGACACTGGTGCTTGGGCGCGCGAGCGGCTGCTGATGGCGGGCAACCAGGTCGGCAAATCGGAGACGGGTGCCTTCGAGGTGTCGTGCCACCTGACCGGCGAGTATCCCGAATGGTGGCTCGGCCGGCGCTGGGACCGACCGACCAAGGGGTGGATCGTCGGCGAGACCGGCCTGGCCACGCGCGATGTCTCCCAGATGAAGCTCTGCGGGAACCCGGGCGTCGTGGACGATTTCGGCACCGGCTACATCCCGTGCGACGCCTTCGCCGACAAGCCGACCCTTGGCCGCGGCGTCACGGACGGCTACGACATGATCCAGGTCCGTCACATCTCCGGCGGCACTTCGATGGGGATGTTCAAGTCCTACGAGCAGGGCCGGCAGAAGCTCCAGGGCGCGACGCTCGATTGGGTCTGGTGGGACGAGGAGCCGCCCGAGGACATCTACACCGAGTTGCTGGCGCGCATCACCGCGACCAAGGGCATGCTGATCGGCACCTTCACGCCGCTCAAGGGCAAGTCGAAGGTCGTCACCAAATACCTGTCCGAGCCGTCCCCCGACCGCACCGTCGTCACGATGACGCTGATGGACGCGGAGCACATCCCGGTCGAGGAGCGCGACCGCATCATCGCCGGCTACCCGGCCTACCAGCGCGACGCCCGCGTCCGTGGCATCCCCATGCTCGGCAGCGGCCGCGTCTATGAGCACCTCGAGGAGAGCATCACCGAGCCGACCCTTGAGACCGTGCCGGGGCACTGGGCCAAGCTCTGGGGCATCGACTTCGGCATCGAGCACAACTTCGCCGCGGTGCTCGGCGCCTGGGACCGCGACCAGGACATCTGGCACATCATCGCCGCCGTCCGCATGGCGGGGCAGGACCCGCTGCACCACGTCCGCGCGATGCGCAACATCTGCGCCGGCGCGCCCGTCGCCTGGCCGCACGATGGCACGCAGCGGGACAAGGGCTCGGGCATCGTCCTGGCGACCACCTACCGCAAGGAAGGCGCCCGCATGCTCCAGGAGCACGCGACGTTTCCCGAGGGCGGCTACTCCCGCGAGGCCGCCGTTGCCCAGATCAGCCTGCGCATGTCGACCGGCCGCTGGAAGGTCGCGGCGCACCTCGGCGACTGGTTCGAAGAATACCGGAGCTACCACCGCAAGGACGGCCTGATCGTCAAGCTGAACGACGACTTGATGTCCGCCAGCGAGAAGCTGCCGATGATGCAGCGCTTCGCCAAGGTGGTGCCGATGGGCAAGGCGCCGGACCCCCGGGGCCGTGGCCAAGGGGACCAAGCGAAAGACGTTGACTTCGATTTATGGTCCTGATACAGTCCAGTCGGACCCGCTCGCGCCCGAGGATAAACCATGTCCGGCACAACCGCCAAGAACTTGTCTATGTCGCCCGCCGCCCAAGACCTTGGCATGGGGGATATGGTTCGGCAGCAACTCCAGGATGACCTGGACGAACGCAAGAAGAAATTGCTTGCGAACAAGGGCGCGCCAGGGGGCAACTCTCCCTCGGCGCTGAACCCGGCGACCCTCTCCCTGTTCTCGGGGGGCGGCATGGGCGCGGGTGGGACTTTGTTCGGTGGGTAGGAAACGCCTTATCGCCGCCATGACGGTGCGCGAACCCGGGGACTTGCTCGAGGCCAGCATCATAGTCGAGGAAGGCTATGCCGTGGGGAACGAGCCGAAGCCGGTCCTGATGATCACCGTGCAGGGCCGCGCCGTCACGCACACCGCCGAGGGCAAGCCGCGCCTGCGCGTCTACGAGCCCAAGGCGACCATCGTTTTAACTGCAGATCAATTCAAAAAGTTCATCGGGGAGGCGAAAAGTGCTGGATACTAGCCCCTACCGCCTGAACTACAACCTCGGCATGCAGTCGAACTACGACGAGCAGATCGTCGCCGAGACGCTGCAAGAGTGGTCGCAGATGCAGGCGTGGCGGAACACGTTCGCCTCGCAGTGGGAGGAGGTTGCCGAACTGATCGACCCCAACTCGCGCAACACCTTCTTCGCCTACAACTTCAACTGGCCGGGCCAGAAGAAGACCGATCGTCAGGTGGACGCCACCGGCATGATGGCGCACGGGCGCTTCAAGGCGATCTGCGACAGCCTTCTGACACCTCGCAACTCGATCTGGCACGGGCTCGCCTCCGAAGACCCCTACGTGATGAAAGATCGTGACACGCGGCTGTGGTTTGAGCAGGTCACCAAATTGCTGTTCCAGCACCGTTACGCGGCCCGCGCGAACTTCTCGGCCAACAATCAGGCCTACTTCGGCGACCTCGGCGCCTATGGCACCGCCGGCATGTTCATCGACGCCTCGGACGGATCGGACGGCACGGGGCGGGGCCTCCGCTACCAGGCGGCGCGGCTGGGCGAACTGTTCATCCGCCAGAACCACCAGGGCAAGGTCGACGGGGTCATCCGCTGGTTCCGCCTGACGGCGCAGCAGGCCATGCAGAAGTGGGGTCCCGCACGGTTCCCCGAGGTGCTGCGGCCGGCGCTCGACCAGAAGTCCCCGATGATCTACGACTTCCTGCACCGCGTCGTGCCGCGCACGGACTACGACCCCGGCCGCATGGACGCCAAGGGCAAGGCATTCGCCTCCTACTATGTCTGCGTGATCGGCAAGACGCTCATGGGCGAGGGTGGCTTCCACAGCTTCCCCTACGCGGTCTCGCGCTACGAGCAGGCACCCGGCGAGTTCTACGGCCGTGGCCCCGCGATGATGGTGCTGCCGGCGCTCAAGACCCTGAACGCTGAGAAGCGCACCTTCCTCAAGCAGGGCCACCGCGCGGCCGACCCCGTGCTGCTGACCGCCGAGGACGGGCTGGTCGACATCAGCATGCGGCCGGGTGCACTCAACAAGGGCGGCGTCTCGCCGGACGGCAAAGCGCTGATCATGCCGCTGCCGACCGGCACCATCCAGATCAGCAAGGAGATGATGGACGAGGAGCGGTCGCTGATCAATGACGCCTTCCTGGTCTCCCTATTCCAAATCCTCACCGAGACGCCCACGATGACGGCGACCGAGGTGATCGAGCGGACCAACGAGAAGGGCATCCTGATCGCCCCGACCATGGGCCGGCAGCACTCGGAATATATCGGGAACATGGTGCCGCGCGAGATCGACCTGCTGGCCCAGCAGGGGCTCCTGCCACCGATGCCGCCGCGGCTCCGCGAGGCGCGTGGCCACTATGGTGTGACCGACACGTCGCCGATCAGCCGCGCTGCGCAGGCCGGCGCCGCCGCGGGCTTCATCCGCACCGTCGAGACGACCAAGGAACTGGTGGCGATCACACAGGACCAGAGCCTCCTGGATGTCTACGACTTCGACACGGCGCAGCGCGACATCGCGGCGATCCAGGGCGTCAACGAAAGCTGGATGTCGAGCCCGCAGCAGATCGCCCAGAAGCGCAAGGCCCGCGCCGCGCAGCAGCAGCAGCAGGCCGCGATCCAGGCGGCGCCGGCGCAGGCCGCAATGATGAAGGCCCAGGCCGCGCAGCAGAAGGCGGGCATGGGGCCGAACACCGGACAACCACAGGGCGGGCAGGCACCAGCCCAGGGCGGCCCGCCGCTCGCGCAACAGCTAGGAGGCTAGGCCGTGACCGACAAAGCAATCCTCGAGGCCCAGGTCGAGGCCGCCCTCAAGCAACTACAGGACCTCGAAGCCGAGGAAGCGCTGCTCCTGAAAGAGATCAAAGAACAGGACGCGGCCGGGACAAACGCGGCGGCAACTGCGTCACCGGCTGCCCCGCCGCCGGTTCCCGTGGTCGCGGCTCCGCCCGCAGCGGCGCCGGCGGCGGTCTCCATCGCGCAGCGCGCTGCCGCGTTCGCCACGCCCTTCGAGGGCACGTTCCTCGAGGCGTATGCGGACCCGGCCGGCGTCTGGACGATCGGCACGGGCTCGATCTGGGACCGTCGCAATACGCCCCCGACGCGCGTGACGCAGCACACTCCCCCGATCGACGCGGCCACCGCGCTGGCGTGGCTCGCCGAGGAGATGACGGAAGCGGTCGGCTATGTCGCTCATTACGTCACGGTGCCGATCACGGACAACCAGCGCGTGGCCCTCACGGACCTGATCTACAACATCGGCGCCGGGAACTTCGCATCGAGCCGCCTGCTGCGCTCGCTGAACTCCGGCGACATCACGGGCGCGTCCGACTACTTCCTCGACTGGACGATGGCGGGGGGCCACCAGCTTCGTGGCCTCGTGCGCCGCCGCGCCGCCGAGCGCACCCTGTTCATGACAGGTGAATGATGGCACTCAATGTCGGCACGTTCGGCCGCCTGATTGACTACTGGCGGCGCCAGCGCAACAACTACCTCACCACCTTCCGGTCGATCGCCGGGCAGGCGGTGTTGACTGATCTGGCGCGGTTCTGCCATGCCAACAAGAGCACCTTCGATGCGGACCCGCAGGTCGCGGCCGCGCTCGATGGGCGCCGGGAAGTCTGGCTCCGCATCCAGAACCACCTGAACCTGACCAGTCAGGAGCTTTACCAGCTACTCGATGGCCGCCCGGTCGACGGCCTCAACCCCAGCAATGATCCAGAGGATTGAACCATGTCCGAGACGCTCACGCCGCCCCCCGCCCCGCCGGCCGCCGCATGGCACGCCGGCTTCGATGCGGACACGGTCGGCTATCTGCAGAACCGTGGCCTCGCCGACAAGACGGCAGCCGAAGCGTTCCTCGCCACCGCCAAGGCTCACCGCGAAGCTGAGCGCTTCGTTGGCGCGCCCGCGGCCGAACTGGTCCGGCTGCCCAAGGACGCCACCGACGAGAACGGCTGGCGCACCGTCTGGAGCCGCCTGGGCAAGCCCGCCGACGCCAAGGAATACGACCTGTCCGGCGCCAAGTTCGCGGATGGTTCCGAGCCGGACGAGGCGTTCCAGGACTGGTTCCGCAACAGCGCGTTCGCGGCCAACCTGCCGAAGGACGCCGCGGGGCGTGTCGCCACCGAGTTCGTGAAATACCTCGAGGGCAATGCGGCCGCCGAAGCCGCCGAGCAGACTGCGGCCCTGGCCGAGAGCCGCGCCGCGCTTGCGAAGAACTGGGGCGGCAACTACAACCAGAACCTCCTGATCGCGCAGAATGCCGCGCGTGCCCTTGGCTTCGACCAGGAAACGGTGACGAACTTCGAGAACGCGGTCGGCTACGAGAAGATCATGGAGATGTTCCGCACGATCGGCTCGAAGATCGGCGAGGACAGCCTCGTGAAGGGCGGCGCCGGCCCGGGCGGCGTCATGACGGTCGAGCAGGCGGAAGCCCGCATCACCGAGTTGAAGGCCGACAAGGACTTCGTGAAGCGCTATATGGCCGGCGGTGCGCCGGAGAAACGCGAGATGGAAAGCCTCCATCGCATCAAGCTGGGAGTGTAACATGGCCTTCACATTCGCCAAGCAGCGCCAGAAGGCAACCGGCGGCGCTGCCACCCTCAAGGTCATGAAGGGCGGCGTCAAGATGCCGTCCGGCTCGGCCAAGAACGAGGGGTTCGCGTCGAAGATGCCAACCAAGCCGGCGATCCAGCCCTCGGCGCGCACCGAGGCCGCCGGCCCCGCGCAGACGCACAAGCACGACGGCAACATCAACCGCGAGCCCGCGCCCGCGAATAGCCCCGCCCTTGCGGCGCCCGGCAAGCGCGGCCAGGGGGGCGCGGACGGCGGCGCCGGCGGGCAGGGTGGCCCGGTGCATGAATACTCCAAGGCGGCGGAAAAGCGTCCGTTGCAGATCAGCAATGCCCAGAAGAAAGGGCTCAAGGCGACCACCAAGCGCATTAAAGCGTCGCCGGTTCGATAATCGCACTTGACAGGGGAGTAGGTTTCTGCTCTCCTGTCGATGCAAACCCCGCCCTACCCTGCTTGCAGAGGGGCCGCCGTGCCGACGCCTCGCCCCTACACCGCATGCGGAAGGGCAGCCTACTCCGACCAATGCCGGCCCCGCGCCCGCGGACACGCCACTGACCCAACCATCTCAACACCGAGGGTGTCATGGCGACTTCAACCGATCCGGGGCTTATCCCGCTTTATACCACTCAGTTCAGCACGAACCTGGAACTGCTCCTGCAGCAGATGGGCTCGATGCTCCGCGGCACCGTCCGCGAAGGTTTCCACACCGGCAAGACCGCTTCGCCAGTGAACCAGATCGGCGCGATCAGCCTCAAGGCCGCCGCCGGCCGCTTCGCCCCGAAGAACCGCACGGACCCCGAGTTCGTCCGCCGGTGGGTCTTCCCGCAGGAAGGGTCGATCGATCAGTTGATCGACAGCTTCGATGAACTGCAGACGATCGTGGACCCGAAGTCCCAGTATACGCAGAACGCGGCGATGGCCGTGGGCCGCGCCTGGGACGACGCCCTGATCGCCGCCGCGACCGGCACGGCCCAGTTGGGCCAGGACCCGAGCGCCTTCACGACCGAGACGTTCAACACCACCAACTTCCAGGTGGCGGTGAACTTCCAGTCGAGCGCCTCGTCCGGCCTGACCGTCGCCAAGCTGATCGAAGCGAAGCGCATCCTGCGCCACTACCACAATGACCTGGACAGCGACGAACTGACCCTGGTTATGGGCAGCCAGCAGGAATCCGATCTGCTCAACCAGGTCCAGGTGGTCAGCACCGAGTTCAACGACCGGCCGGTGCTGGTCGATGGCAAGTTGGTGCGCTTCCTCGGCTACAACGTGAAGGTCATGGAGCGCCTGCCGTCCGCGGTTGGCGCTGCCAGCCAGCGCGGCGTGCTGGCCTATGTCAAATCCGGCATGTATCTCGGGAACTGGAAGGACCTGACCAACCGCGTCAGCATCCGAAACGACCTCGAGGGCGAGCCGTGGGACTTGTGGACTTCCGTGATGTATGGCGCGACCCGCCTGCAGCCCGGCAAGGTCGTGCAGGTCCTCTGCTCCGACACGACCGGCTCCGACATCACCCCGTAATCCGGCGGCGGGCTTCGGCCCGCCAGCCCTCCGCTGGAGGCTCCTATGACCGTCGAAAACCTCAAGTCGCTACCCATCACCAACCTCGATGCGATCCCGGTTATCCAGCCGACCGCAGGCGAGGGTGGCCCAGGCTATGCGCGCATCCACACCGACTGGGTCGCCTGCACCATCACAGGTGTCGCGTCGACCACGTCGACCTACCGCCTTGGCCGCATCCCGACCAACAGCAAGGTGAAGCAGGTCTTCTTCTCGCTCAAGGGCGGCGACACCAACGCCACGGCGACCCTCGCTTTCGACATCAACATGGCGTTCTCGGACAGCACCCTGGATGTCACCCAGGTGAACCTGCAGGGCACGATCCCGACCACGGCCAACACCGGCGCCGTCACGACCGTCGCGGCCTACAGCAGCCCCAACAAGCTGTTTGGCACGGTGGTCGCCGCCAACTCCGGCGTGGCCACCTACAACAAGGACGTGACCTTCAACGCCGGCGCGACCACCTATCCGTTCTCGTTCCGCGACGACGATCTGTGGGACGTGTTCGGGTTCACGAACAACCAGGGTTACGCGCAGGACCCGGGCGGCTTCTTCGACTTCCTGCTCTACGTCTCGACCGTCGCCGCCACCGCGGCCGCCGGCTTGCTGGGCATCGAAGTCATCTACGTGGTGTAACGAACATGACCACCCTCTACGTCAACCTCACGATCGGGCCACTGCGCTCCAGCGGGCAAAACGTCATCACGCTGTCGCGCGGGTCCACCGTGACGGGGGACGTGACGGTGGCCGTGAACACCACGCAGACCAACGGCAAGGCGATGACGGGCTCGGCATTGCGCTGCGCTCTCACCGCCGCGCTGGATCATTTCAAGTCCGGTTCGGGCGAGTTCCCGGGCACGTAGGAGACGACCTATGACCACCTACTTCCTGTCGATCAACCGGGGCCAGGGGCAGAACCCGAGCAAGGTCGCGATCGCCACCAGCGCCCCGTCCGCCGACACCTACGTGCAGATCAACTCGACCGCCAACCAGACCAAGGAAGACGTGATGCTTGGCCTCAAGGCGATCGAGATGTATCTTCTGTCCAACGGCATCCCCGGGGGCCAGGCCGGCGTCGACATGCCGCCGCTGTAGGCCGCAGCCATGAGCGCCAACCCAACTCTTTGCTTCGGCGTCGCGGTCGGCACGGTGGACACCGTGGGGCTCGTCCCCATCAACGTGTCGAACATCTCAGCCTCGCTCGGCCTGATGACCACCGTGGCCAACTCGGCGTCGACTGAGGCCGCCCTGATCGTCTCCCAGGCGGTGACGCAGTCCAGCAGCTTGGTGTCCGCCCAGGGCACCCTGACCACGCTGACGGGCCTCCTCGTGGTCGGCAACACCATCACGGCGACGATGACCAACGACATCGCCGCGATCAACACGCTGGTGACCGCCGTGGTCAACGCCAACACGACCATCCAGGCGCAGGGCACGTTGGTCGTCAACAACATCGGGACGATCCAGACTGACCTCGCCAACACCACGTCGATCACCACATCGTCCAACATGATCTGCCAGGTGGACACCACGGTGGTCACCGGCTGCGCTGTCCTCAACGGCTGCCTGCTGGGCATCGTGACTTTCGCCTCGGCCAACAGCACCCTTCCGCCGTAGGAGCGCCCGATGTCAACCCGCAATTTCATCATCTCGGATGTCACGAGTGCCTCGTCCGGCAACGTCGCGGCCGCCACGGCCACCGCCACGCTCGCCGCCGACGCCAACCTGTTCTGGTATGTGACGGGCTTCGAGATTTACATGGGCGGCGCCACCGCGGCTGCAGTCGTGCTGGCCACGATCACCGGGCTGCTCGGCGGCACCATCACCGTCCCGGTGCAGGTCCAGGCCATCGCCACCGGCGGCGTGACCCAGACCGTCGTGGAGTTCATGCAACCACTCGCCGGCGCCGCGCAGAACACTGCCGTCGTGCTGACGCTGCCCAGCGGGGGCGCCGGCAACCTGAACGCCGCTGTCACCCTGCACGGGTTCAAGGGCGCCCGCACGCTCGCTTAACGGGAGGGGCACATGACCGACCTCCCATTCCAGACTTCGCTCGACATCGCGAACCGAGCCTGCCAGCACTGCGGTGTGAAGCGGATCACCTCGGCCGCGCTTTCGATCCAGGACGGCAGCCAGCAGCAGCAGGAGTTCTACTTCAACTACGACAAGCTGCGCGACGCCGAGCTTCGCCGCAACACCTGGGCGTTCTCGACCAAGCTGGCCGCGCTGCGCCCGATCAACTCCGCGACCTTCCTGTTCGTGCCGAACCTGTGGTCCGCGGCAATCAGCTACGGCCCAGGCGCGATCGTGCTGGACCCGAGCGGCAACGGCGTGATCTGGCAGTCCTCGGCACTGAACAACCTGAACAACACGCCCGGCGCCAGTCTGCAGTGGGACGTGTTCTTCGGCTCGCTCTGCGTGAACCCCTTCAATCCGCCGGCTTCCTCCGGCTTCTCCACCGGCCCCGCATGGTCCGCGACGACCACCTATTCGCTCGGCGCGGTGGTAGCGGACGTGATCGGCAATCTGTGGGCCTCGCAGATCAACAACAACCTGAACAACATGCCGGGCTCGAGCATCGCGTGGGTGCAGCAGTCCGCGGTCACCGGCTCGGTGGCCCAGAACCCGCCGACCTATTTCGCTGGCGAACTGGTCTACACCACCAACAACGCGGGCTCGACCTACATCTTCGCGTCGCTCACCAACGGCAACGTTGCGGTGCCGACAACCGCCAGCGCATGGTCGAGCAGCACCACCTATGTGCGCGGCAACGTGGTCAGCTATGGCGGCTACACCTTCATGAGCATGTTCGACCTGAACATCGGCCAGACGCCGCCGCTCTACAATGGCAGCGGCCTGCCGTGGCAAGTCGGGATCACCTACGCCGCCAACGCGACGGTCATGGGCATCGACGGCATCATCTACTACTCCCTGGCCGGAAGCAACGTCGGGCACGACCCCACGACCACCACGGGCTTCTGGGGCACCTATGGCGCGCGCTCGCCCTGGGCGCCGAACTTCACCACCTCCACGGTGTCCAGCCAGTGGCAGAAGCAATACGGCACGCTGGCGCAGATCAACCTTACCTACCCGATCGGCACTGGCCCCAGCGACCAGACCACCACGCGCAACGTGTTCATGCTGCCGAACGGCTACCTGCGCAAATGCCCGCAGGACCCCAAGCGTGGCAGCGTCAGCTACCTCGGCGCGCCCAGCGGCCTACCTTACGACGACTGGGAAATCCAGGACGGCTACATCGTTTCGAGCACCTACAGCTACATCATGCTGCGGTTTATTGCGGACGTGACGCAGGTGCCGAAGATGGACCCGATGTTCTGCGAGGGCCTCGCGGCGCGCCTGGCGCTCGAGAGTGTGGAGCGGCTGACGCAGTCCGAGGGCAAGAAGGCGCAGATCGAGCGCGACTACAAACAGTTCATGGGCGAGGCGCGCACTGTCGACGGCATCGAGACCGGCGCCGTCGAGCCGCCCGAGGACGACTACATTCAGTGCAGGATTTAGGCCATGGCCAAGGCAGCGCCACTGCAGGACAACTTCCTTGGCGGGGAGTGGTCCGCCAACTTCCAGGGCCGCATCAAGCACCCGAAATACGACAGCGCGATGCAGTCGATGCTGAACTGCTTGCCAATCGAGGAGGGGGCCGCGCCGCGTCGCGCGGGGTTCCGCTTTGCGCAGTTGACGCGCCAGGGCATGCTCGGCCGCGTGATCAGCTTCGACTGGGCGCAGGCATCGCCCTACGTAATGGAATTCACGCCCGGTATCATGCGGCTGTTCTCCGGCCCCAACCTCGTGATGAACCCGGATGTCCGCAACGTGGTGTCGATCAGCACGGCGACGCCGGCGGTGATCACCATCGACAGCGCATCGCCCTGGGCCAGCTTGGATCAGGTCGCGTTCCAGTTCGTCGCACTGAGCCCGACCGCGCAATGCAATCAGTTGCAGAACCGCACCTTCTTCATCACGGTGATCAACGGCACGCAGTTCTCCATCGCCGATGACTTCGGCGTGCCGATCAATGGCGCCGCGCTCAACTGGGGGCCGGGGGTCGTCCTGCAGGTCTCGAAGGTCCTGAACTTCACCACTCCCTGGCTGGCCGCGGACATCCAGACCCTCCGGTCGGTGCAGAGCGGCACGCAGACGCTACTCCTGTCGGGCACGCAGCCCCCGTGGCAGTTGTCGGCGCTCACGAACGCCTCCACGATCCCCTCGAGCAGCCAGTTCGCCACGTTCAACTTCGTGGCGGCGCAGTTCCTCGACGGCCCCTATCTGGACCCGACCAACGGGGCTGAACTCACCGTGGTCTCCGGTGGTGGCACCGCGGTCATCAACGTGTCGGGGGTCTTCACGGCATGGTCCTCGACCGCCGCCTATGCCGCCGGGGACGTGGTCACCTATGCCGGTGCGGACTATATCGCCCTGGCCACGAACTTCGATGCGGCCCCGAATGTCAGCCCCTCGCTTTGGCAGTTGACCACCTCGGGCTCGGGGTTCAACCCGAACGTCGGAGCCCTTTCGACCGACACCGGGCGCTCCATCCGCATCTGGCAGCAGCCGCTCGACTATAGCCCCTCCGGCGGCTACACGGCCGGTCAGGTCGTGACCTACCCGATCGGTCAGCCAGCGGGCACCGCGGCCTACTACCAAGCGATCATCACGGTGCCGGCGGGCACCCAGCCGGACATCAGCCCCACCTACTGGGCGCCCGTGAGCGGCGCTGGCGTGGCCGCGTGGACCTGGGGCATCATCACCGCCGTGTCGCCGCCGAACATCGTCACCGTGACGCTGCAGTCGACGGTGCTCCTCTACCCGAGCAACCCGATCGTGCTATTCCAGATGGGCGCATTCAGCGGCACCACCGGCTACCCCACCGCGGGCTGCTACCACCAGGGGCGTCTGTGGCTGACGGGGGCCAACATCTCGAGCCAGAACCGCGTTTACGGCAGCGTATCGAACAACCTCTCCTCGTTCTCGCCGACCTCGCCGGACGGCACCGTGGCGGACAGCAACGGCATTTCGGCGAAGTTCGACAGCGGCACGGTCAACCCGATCTACTGGCTGCAGCCGGACGCTCAGGGCATCCTGTGCGGCACGCAGGAAGGTGAGTGGCTGATCCACGCCAGCCAGCTAAACGATCCGATCACGCCCACCAGCATCCAGGCGCACCGCCAGACCAAATATGGCTGCGCCAACATCGAGCCCAAGCGGACGGGCCTGACGTTGGCCGTGGTGCATCGCTACAAGCGGAAGCTGCTCGAGTTCTTCGCGGATACCTTCTCGGGCAAATACACCGCGCCGAACCTGACCGAGACCGGCAAACATCTGACGGTCAGCGGCATTTCTGAGATCGCCTACCAGCAGGAACTCGCCCCGGTCATCTGGCTGCGCATGGCCAATGGCACCCTGTCCGGCTGCACCTACAAACGCACGTCGCTGTTCAGCAGCGAGCCCGCCGTGTTCGTGGGGTGGCATCACCACGTCCTGGGCAGCGCGCGGACGGTGCAGAGCATCACGGTCGGGCCGAGCCCCGATGGCGCGCTGGACAGCCTGTGCATGCTGACGCAGGACCCGGTGACCGGCATCTGCCACATCGAGTTCTCCGCGAAATTGTTTGACATCGGCGACACGATCTATTCAGCTTGGCAACTGGATGACGCCTGCACGCCCACCCAGGCGGTCGGCAACTCCCTGAACGTTACGTTCTACGGATACACCTACTTGAACGGGAAGACGGTGACAGCATGGGTTGGGGGTCTGGACTGTGGCGACTATGTCGTGAGCAATGGCTCGATAACGGTCCCCTACGGGGCCGCAGGCGGCCTGTTCACCGCGGCCTATCTGCAGGGCATCCAGGGCCAGTCCTTCGGCGGCCTGGCCACGCCGCTCACCCAGGTTTCCACGGTGCTGCCACCGCCAAACACGACGCCGCAGACGATCCTCGGGTTCATCCCTAACCCGGCGTTCGGGCCGGTCGACACGAGCCCAGGCACGGCACTGGTGAACTGGTCGACGCAAACCCTGTTCGCCCTGACCAACTCGAGCGCGGCCGCAGCGATCCACACTTACTCGCTTGGCAACGGTTCCAACCTCACGGGATCGCCGCTGCAAACGATCACCGGGTCCTCCGATGGGTTCGCTGGTTCCGCCCTCGGACCGGACGGGAACATCTACGTGTCCGGCGCCGACAGCCAAGCGCAAGGCCCGCTGTTCAAGATCAGCCAAGCGTTGGCGCTCCTCGGGACCTTCGGGTCGAATTCCAGTTCCGGCGGCAACACCCCGAACGGCATCGCCCCTGGCCCCCTGGCCGCGGTGACGGCCAACGGCACCACCTTCGTGGTCAGCGCGAACGCATCGGGCTTGGCGACAAACTTCGGCGTGACCAACGGCAACACGATGCAGTGGGCCGCGCCTGCGCCCGGTGCCACCTTCAATGGCGCGCAGAGCGTGCTGCTGACCCCTGGGCAATCCGGGGGCCAGACGGGCACCGTGTTCGCCGTCAGCAACAACAACAATTCGATCTACGAACTGAACTACATCTCCCTGCAGGAAATCATCATCGGCGCGTCTGCCGGCACCTATGCGGCCGGCTATGCGACATGGTCGTCCTCGACGGCGTATGTGGTCGGCAACAAAATCCAGTATCAGGGCTGCGCCTATACCTGCTTGGTGAACAACACGAACGTCGCGCCCACGAGTTCCCTGGGGACGGACTGGCAGATCATCAACAACCCCTACATCAGCTTCTCGACCATTGGCCAAGTGACCGCCGCCCAGCTTGACCCGATCGGCGTCGACTTCCCGACCGGGGCCGGCGATGTGGTCTACGACCACTCGGATGGGAATATCATCGTCTTCGCGTATGTCGGCATCCTGCCAAACGATACGCACACCCACCAATACGTCTTCAAGATGAACTCGGTCACCGGCGCGCTGATGTGGAAGCTGAACCTGTCCACGGTGACCGGCGGGGCCAACGTCTCCACCGGGGCGTTCGTGCAGTCCCAGATCACCCAGGGCGTTCTCAGCATGATGGCTGCCACGGGTGGCCTGACGCTTGCAATCAACACGGCGACAGGGACCTACTCCAGCTACACCGCGGCCAACGTCGCCATGGGCGCCCAGTTCTCCAGCGACGTGTCCGGTGTGCTCACCGGCGCGGTGGTCTACACCAAGACCAGCACGTCGCCGCAGCCGATCAATGCGACGCCGGCGGCCCTGAGCAATGTCTGGGCGCAACTCCAGGCGGGCTCGTTCTTCTACGGCGCCACCGTCACGACGACCAACCTGTCCATCCCGGCCGTGATCGGGTTCACCTTCACCACAACCGGCCTCTGCTTGCCGCCGGAGATGCCGCAGGAGACGGGCTCGGTCAGCGGCCCCGCGCTGGTGAAGAAGCGCCGGTTCGCCCAGTATGGTATCAAGCTGGTGAACGCCCAGGGGGTCTCGATCGGCACGGACCTGAACACGCAATTCCCCGTGGCCTTCGAGCAGCAGCCGGGCACTCTGCTCCCCATTACCTCCTTGTTTACGGGCACGCACTGGGATACTCTCAATGACGATAGCAGCTTCAACAGCGCGCTGTCGTGGAGTGTCACGCGCCCCTACCCATGCACGGTGACCGCCATCGGCGGCTTCATCACAACCCAGGATTAACACAATGTCCGGTATTCTGGGCTTAGGCGGCACCGTTTCAGCACAAGGGGTCAGCAGCGCGATCGGCGATTTCGGCGGGGCCGTGAGCGACCTGATGGCGGTCGGCGGCATGCAGCAGGAAGCCACGGCCTTTGGCCAAGCGGCGGCCCTCGAGGAGCAAAACAAACAGATCGCCCTCGAAAGTGGCGCGATCCAGCAGATGCAGCAGCAGCGCCAGGAACTCAAGGTGGTCGGCGCGGGGCAGGCGGACGTGGCGGGCAACGGCCTCGCTGCCAGCGGCAACGCGCTCGATGTCTACCGGAACAGCATGGCGCAGGGTGCCCTCGCGTCCCAGTTGACCGGCGTGCAGACGCAGGTGAACGCCAACTCGTATGAGGCCCAGGCCGGCGCTTACCGTGGGGAACAGCAGGCCGCCGAGAGCGCCGCCAAGGCCAAGCAAGCCGGCGGGATCATGTCGGCGATCGGCGGCGTTGCCGCAATCGGAATGATGCTCTAGGAGCGACCATGCCCCAAGTTCGTGAATATGTTTCGCCCGTTGACACCATCCGCCCCGCCGAGGCCGGTGCGGAGGCCCTGGCGCGTTCTGGGCGCACCATTGGCGGCCTTGCGATTGAGGGGGCCAATGCCGTTGGCCAGGGCGTCCAGCGCGTCGCCACGCCCGTCGCGGACGCCGCGGTGCGCTACCAGGAGCAGTCCGAGATCAGCACCGGCGCCGCTGTGGCCGCGCTGCAGTTCCACAACCAGGTGGTCGGCCTCAAGAACCACATGAACACGGCCGACGTGAACGACCACGAGGCAGGCCCCAACTACATCCAGCAGAACTTCGAGCCCTTCGCGGAAAAGTTCGCGCAGGGGTTCACGACCGAGAAGGGCAAGGCGTTCGCCCAGCAGACCATCGACAACATGCGGACGCACCTCTACGGCGTGTCGGCCGCGGACACCATCACGCGCCAGACCGACGCGGCGCACCAGAATGCGGGCACCACACTGAACTCCCTGAGCACCGCGGTCTACAACGACCCGACAGCGTTCAACGCCGCGCTGAAGCAGTGGGATGCGTCGGTCGAGGCTTTCGCCAACGCCACGGGGGACCCGGTCGCAGGCGGCAAAATCCGGGAGGGTATGACCTCCGGGGGGCACCTCCAGCTTGCGGTGTCATCGGCGATGAGCGAGATCAAGGCGAACCCCGATGCAGCCCTGGCGAACATCAGCGGTGGCAAGTATGATCAATACATCGACGGAACGACCAAAGCAAAGCTGGTGCAGGAAGCCACGCGCGCCAAGGAACATGCGGGCAACCAGGCCAAAGCCGACGACGCGGTGACGCGCCGCAACCAGGCGATCGACGCCGACCGCACCGCCGGCAACCTGATCGGCAGCCTGACGGACGCCAATGGCTTGCCGTCGCCACCCAAGGATTTCTACCAGCAGGTCCAGGATGCGAAGATGAACAACCCGGACTTGGCCCGCCACGAGCCGGCGCTCATGTCCGCTTTCCAGCGCGCGACCCGGGAGGCATCCAGCGGCAAATACATGCAGTCGGACCCGGTGACGCTGGAGCAACTGCGAAGCCGCGCCTTCCTGCCACCGACCGACCCCAACGCGCTGACCGAGGCCGACGTGCTTGGCCAGATGGGTTCCGGTGGCAAGCTGTCCACCCAGGACGGCAAGCTGCTGATGGCGGACGTGCGCGCCTCGACCAACGATCCGGTCTACCGCCAGCGCGTCCAGATGTTCAACCAGTGGATTGGCTCGCAAAAGTCGAGCATCAGCAAGACCGACGTGACCCGGGGCCTCTACGACAACCTGGGTGATCAGCGCTATGAGCAGGTCTACCAGCAGGCGAAACAGGAATACCTGGACGGGATCAAGAACGGCAAGAGCCCGAAGGACCTGCTGGGCACTGGCCCCGGCAGTCTCAGCTACCTGATCAGCCAGGGGCGCCCATCCGCGGAAGACGTGGCGGCAGCCGCACCCACTGGCTTGATCCCGCCGCCCAACTTCCACAAGCCCGGGCTCATAGGGCCGCCGCCCACGCCCGCCGGCCCCGCGCGCGTGGCTCCGCCGCCGCTGACCGACCCGAGCCTGCCGATGGGCAGCCTGCCGATGGGCAGCCTGCCCGGCAAAGAAAGCGAGGGCTGGCCCCCGGCGCTTCCAGGCGAAAGCCAACGTGAGTGGACAAAGCGAAAGGTAAACCTTATCCTGTCAGGGCAGAAGGCGCCGCAATCGGCTTCTCCGCAGGAGGGTAGCCGATAATGGAAAACGATCTCGCCAGCGCCGTCGCAACACCCCGTGCGGCCGATCCCGGCCCCGGCCTTTCCTTGCAGCCGCCTTTGGCACCCGGGGCCGAAGACTATGCAAAACTGCGCTCCAACGGTATATCCGCGGAAGATGCGGACGCCTGGAAAGCCGACCGCACCAAGACGCTCCTCGAAGGCGGCATGACCGGCGGCGAGGTAGCCTACTACTGGGGCGATCAAGCGCCGGACCCCAGCGCGCTGAATGCTCACACATCCGCCAACCTCGCGAACCTCACGCCAGCCAACCAGGCCAAGGTGGCGTCGAACCCGCTCGAGCAGTTCTGGGCCGGCCACGGCACCAGTGTCCCCGGCACGATGGAGAACCGCGGCAAGCCGAGCATCGTCGGCAACCCCAATGCGGGCTGGGTCGGCACCGCAGCCTACGCCTTCGGCAACTTCTCAGGCAACATCCTCCCCATGATCGCCGGCGGCCTAGCGGGCGGCGTGATGGGCTCCGCGATCGGCCCCGAGGGCACTGTGATCGGCGCTGGCGCGGGCGCCTTCGCCCTCCCCACGGCCATGCGCGAAGTGATGCTGGATGCGTTCGCCAAGGGCGACATCCACACGATGGACGATTTCTACAAGATGGCGCTGGGCAACATGGTCGCCACCGGCAAATCGGCGCTGGCAGGCGGCGCTGGCGGCGTGGCAGCGGTAGGCGCGGCGGCGCTCGGTGCGGGCGCAGCAGTCGTCGGCGTGGCCAACGCGACCGGCGCGGTCTTCGCGCAGTCGGCCATGGAAGGGCGTATCCCTGACGCCAAGGACTTCCTACTGACCGCCGTGATGGCGCTCGGCACACATGCCGCGCTCTCGGCGCGTCCTGGGCAGGCGCGGCCGGACCTGACGGACGCTGGCGCCCGCGTGAAGGCCAACGCCGAGGACATCTACCGGAACACCGGCATCCCGCCGTGGGAGCTTGTGCGGCGCGCCCAGGGCGACGCGGTGCTGCAGGCTGAACTCTTGGCCCAGGACCCCCACGGCAACCCCGTGACGCCCACGCTGCGCACCCTGGCGCCCCCGGAGCCGCCACCCTACCAACCCGTCGCGCCACTGCGCATGCCGCCCCCGGCCGGCGGCGAGGCAACGGAGGAGCCAACCCCGGGCGTCATGAGTGGCGCCGGCTTGCTGCCGCTGATCGAGCGGCTCGAGACGGGCGGCGCGGCCGGCGCGGATGCCGAGGTGTCGACTGCCGGCGCGCAGGGCCGCTACCAGATCATGCCTGGCACGGCGCGGCAATACGGGTTCGATCCGACGCGGCTGCACGATCGCGACTACAACACGATGGTCGCCACCACGATCCTCAACGACCTCTATACGCGCTACCACGGCGACGTGCCGGCGGTCTTGATCGCCTACAACGCCGGGCCGGGCGTTGCCAACCGCTGGCTCGCCGCAGGGCGCGACAACAGCGTGCTGCCGCACGAGACGCAGGGCTACCTGGCCAAAGGGCTCGGCGGCGTGCGCGGCGGCGGCACCGAACTCTACACGCGGCCGGAGGAGTTTGAGCCGCAGGTCAGCGCTTTGATCCCGCCGAAAATGTCGATTGGCAAAGGCTGGGGAAATGCCGGCATCCCAGACCCGAGCGTCATTGGCAACTACCTGGGTGACTTCGCCAAGGAAGCCGGCTTCGAGTTCCGCATCGGGCCGGAGTTGCCGGAGCCCGGCGAGGGGACTGTTGGGCCTGCAAAGACGCCGATCTTTATCACCGGCGGCCCGCTCGGTAGCGACCGGATGGTCCGCATCCCAGAGGCGCCCGAGGAACTCTATCAGCGCTGGTTCGGCCAGAACCGCTACCAGATCGTGCACCACGAGGTTGGTCACGCAGTCGACGCGGCACTCAACAATGGTAAGACTACAAAGGTCATCGGTGACCCCGAATTGCAGAAAGAAATGATCGCGACTTCGCAACAGTGGCGCCCCGCCCACTGGGCGACCGGTGCGCAGCGCGGCTACCTCGCGAGCCCGGCCGAACTGATGGCGGACAACATCGCCACCTGGATCAGCGACCCCACCATGCGCGCGAAGATGCCCCTGTTCGCCGCGAAGTATAAGGAAAGGTTGAAACCCTATGTCGACATCGCCCAACGAGCCCTCCCCCAGCGAACCGCCGGCGGATGGAGAACCCCTCCTGGAGTGGATGAACCGCCGGGTTTCGGAGGCGGAACTGGCGGCGCTGCAGGCGGCAATCAAGCGGGCGGAAGCGGAGCGGTTCCGCCTCCGCCACCACCTGGGAACGGGGTCGGTAACGGCGGTCCCCCGGGACCTCCCAAGCCGCCAGGAGAAGTAGGCCCGGCCACGCCGCCCGAGCCCCCTGTGCCGCCGATCAACCTGTCGCCGGACATGATGGACGATGTGCTGTCGGACTTCATTGGCCAGGGGCCGAAGCGCAAGGCGCTGACGCTGACCGACACATATCGGCAATGGATCACGGAGCTACAGCCGGCCACCGCGATCGATCGCGCGACCGAGGGCTACAACCCGCGGACCACCATGGGCGCTGAGGACATCTTCCGCCAGACCTACGGGTCGACGGGGCGCGTGCGCTCCATGATCTACCGCGGCGGCGTCGAGCCGATCTTGGACAGCCGCGGCAACGTCACGGAGTATCGCCCGAACGGCCTGCCCAGTCTGCAGGATGTGACCGGCCGCTTTGGCTCCGGCGGCGACATGAAGGGCTTCATGAACTACATGAACGCCAAGCGCGGCATCGAGAAAGCAGACCAAGGGCACGAGACCGGCCTCGCCCTCAGCCGGCCGGACCTCGAGCGCTTCGTGGCCGATCGGGCGCCCATCTACGAGCGGGCGATGGCGGAGTTCCAGGGGTTCGCCAACAGCGGGCTCTGGTATGCCAAGCAAGCTGGCTACATCAGCGCGGACCAGTATGACCGCATCATCACCATGAACCAGGCCTATGCCTCCTGGCGCCGGATCATGGGCGACGACCGGGCCGCCGGCGCGATGGGACGCAGCTTCCGCACCTCCCAGGTGATCAAGAACTTCGAGGGCAGCGACAAGCAAATTCTGAACCCTATCGTCGCCACGATCGACAACCTGCACAAGATCGTCTCGGCGTCCGACCGGAACATCGCGATCGGCTACGTGATCGGCCTGCAGGAAGGGCGCGGTGCCACGGGTGCGCCGGCCGACCTGGGGCTTCGGCGCATCGAGGGGCCAGAGGGCGACCCCGCCACGTTCCTCCAGCGCCCTGGCAGCACCGTCTGGGAGCGCTACGGCGTCGATGATCCCGAGGCCCTGACGCCGATGCTGGCCACGCGGGCGAACAACAAGTTCGGCCCCAATAGCAACCGCTTCATCTACATCCGCAACGGTGTGCCTGAGTTGTGGGAAGCGCGCGACCCGAACCTGGCGCAACTGATGCGCGGCTCCGACACGCCCGGCGAAGCCGAGTTCTTCACGCGCATGATGAACGCGGCGGCGAGCTTCGAGCGCGCCGGCATCGTGACAAACCCTGCCTTTCCGCTGAACGTCGGGCTGCGCCACCAGTTCACCGCCTGGATCGCCGACCCGGCGCATCCGCCGCCGCTGATCACCTTCATGCGTGGCGTGTTCGGCGCGTTCGAAGGCGTCGGCACCGGCAAGCATGGTGACCTGTTCTGGGACTGGGCGGCCAATGGCGGCTCGACGGTCGACATGACCAGCATGGATCGCGACCTGCTCGAGCAAGATATTCAAAAGATGTTCGGCGCGACAACCCGAGGAGACATGATATGGAACGCGGTGAAGACGCCCCTGCAATGGTTCCAGGGGTATCACGAGCGGGTGGACGCGGCACCGCGGATCGGCTACACGCGCCAGGGCCAGGAGGCGGGCCTGCCCCTGGCCAAAGCCGCCATCGGCAGCCGCACCGCCATGCTCGACTTTGCCGAGCGGGGCACGTCCGAGATGTCCAAATGGCTGGCTCGAGCTATCCCGTTCCTGCGGCCGGAGTTGTTGGGGGACAAACAGTTCGCGAAAGCGTTCTTGAATGGCGGCGCGAAAATGACCGGGCTGCTCTTGAGCACAGTCGCCGGCATCTCGATCTTGAACTACGCGATGAACTACTTGCAGGACAAGTCTGGCGGATTGTCGGAGAATGAGAAGTGGGGCAACATTAACCAAACGGAACGTGACACCCACATCATCGGCCCCCAGGTCATGGGGATGCGCTTGAAGCTGCCGGTCTACTACACGGTCGTCGGGCCGCTGGTGAACGGCCTCGTCAACCGCTTCATGGATCACTACCTCAAAAGCGACCCCCATGCGTTCGATGGTTTCGCCACGTCGTTGTGGGACAAATTCATGCCCCTGAAAGCGCCAGCGCTGGTTGCCGCGCCGCTCGATGTGGCAACGAACCACAATCCCCTCTCCGGCTTGCCGCTGGTCAGCGACAGCGTTGCCGAGCGCGCCCCACCGTTCCGCTACACCGAGAGCACCAGCGAGGCTGGCAAGGCGTTGGCCAAGCTGATCCCGCCACCGTTCCAGGGGCAGTTCTCCTCGCCCATCGCGATCGACCACATGATCCAGGGATATGGCGGGACCACTGGCATGGACATCGCCAAGCTGCTGAACATCCCGCTGCGCTCGGGCGGCGCGCCACCGTGGACCGTGAAGGACCTGCCGATCGTCGGCGGCTACATCGCGACCACCGCCGGTGCCAGTGCCAAGCCGATCCAGGACTTCTACACTGAGGCCACGAAACTCCGGCAGGAGAACGCCGATATGTCCTTCCTGCTGAAAGAAACGCAGCATGGCGCAGCGACGCCGGCCGATGTGCAGCAGGCGCGCCAGCAACTCGAGGCGTCACTCAGCGCCGTCACCGCAGTCGAGCACGCCATGAGCGTGCAGCGCGGTATCATCGAGGGCATCAACCACTCGACCACGCTGACGAACCACGAGAAGATTTCGGCAATCGACGGCGCCTACAACGCAATGATCAAGTCGGCCGAGGCGGGCATGGCGCGGCTCGAGCAGGTCCGGCAGGCGCGCGAGGCGGTCCAGAAGGCGCTGCATCCAATCAGCTACACGGTGCCAGAGGCAGGCTTTGGCCGGTTCGTGAACAAGAGCATCAACCCCGCGGTCATCCAGCCGGGCGCAGATGTTCCCGCCGGCCCCGCGAATACGATCAGCGACAGTGGGCCGGGCAACGATGTGAACCGCTCGCGCAATCTGCAGCTTGACATGAGCAACCAGGGCGGCCCGAATTTCGCCGCGCCGACCGGGCCACGGAGGACCTAAGATGGCCGCCATCATCCGCAATATGATCCGCGGCATCCGCTCGCCAATCCCCAGCGGCTACGTAGTCGGCCGCACCGACCCGGGCTCGGGCGATGCCCACCTGATACCACTCCAGGCCCTTGGCCAAGCGGTCACGTCGGCCGGCGGCTCTGCGCCATCAGGGGTGCAGTCGGTGGGCGCCGGCACCAACGTCACGATCACCGGCACCGCAGCGAACCCGATCATAAATGCAAGCGGCGGCGGCCCTACGGCGATGACGTTTTCGGGAGCGACAGTCAACATCCAGGGCAACTCCAGTTTGCCGGCCTACATCAGCCAGTCGATCCCTTTCGTCTCAGGCACCCGCGTCAAGATGGCAGCGACGGTGCGGCGGCGAAGCGGCCATAGCACTGGGTTTGGCCTGATGAACTCGAGCGGCCAGGGGCCTTTGGTGTTCATCGGAGCCGGCGGTGCCAACCAGAGCGTTTTGTTTTCGCGCGAGAATACCGGGGGGTCCACCAACTATGCCACCACTGGCGCGCAGAACCCCAACCAGGGCTGGGTGACATACCAGTTGATCGTCACCGCGGACAGCGCCAACGGTGCGACGCTTTGGGCGGCGCAAGAAGGCGGCCCCTATTTCAACCTTGTGCAAGACAGCACCTATGATTTCACCGCGGGGACTTGGTATGGCGCCATCTACGACGTGGCCGGGATAACCTCGGCCGACATCAACTCCGCATCTTTTGTGATGGGGTCGCTCCCATAATCGTTTGACGCCGAAGTAATCCGGCGTATAGGATACATCGTCATGGACGCCGAACATCACTCTTGGACCTGGGATCAGATCGTGGGACACGTTGCCTCGACGGTCGCGCTGGCCGGCGCGCTGACTTCGCTGCTGCCTCCGCTGGCGTCCATCGTGTCGATGGCCTGGTTCCTGGTCTGCATCTACGAGACCAAGACCGTCCAGAAGTGGCTGCGGTTGCACCGCATGCGCCGTCGCCGGGCTCGCCGCCGTGTCCACCACTGAGGAAGACGCGCTGCAGGCGCGCCTCGACGCCATCAACGCAAAGATCAAGGAGCACACCATGCCCACTGCTGACCCGCCTGACCCGCCGGCCGCTGCCAAGCCCAGCACGGCCTCCTCGGTGACCACCACCGGCGCCGTGTCCATGGGCACCGCCGGCGCGGCCGCGATCGTCCTATGGCTCGCCAGCGGCGGCCGCGCCCCCATGCCGGCCGATGTCGCCATCGCGATCACCGGGGCCTGCGCGCCCGTGGTGCATCTGATCTGGAGCCTGATCGTCAAACTGGCCGTGCGCTTCGGCGCCGACCCCTCATAGGAGAATTCACATGCGTTCCATCTTCGGGCTGCTGTCAGCCATCGCCGTTGGCGGCTTCATCCTGGCCGGCTGTTCGGCCACCCAGGTCGCCGCAGTCCAGACCGCCGAGGCGAGCACCTTGGCCACGGGGCAGTTGTTCTGCAAGGACGCTGCAGCGGACGGCCCGGCGGTCACCGCCGTCGCCACGCTCGCTGGTGTGCCCCTGGTGGTCACCGGGGCGTCCAGCGCCGCCGTGGCGGCCGCCTGCGCTGTCGTGGGCATGATCCCGGCCCCAGGCCCCGCGACCGGCCCGGTGACCGTGGTGACGGCCCCTGTCGCCCCGCTGGTGCCAGCCCCGGTGACCACGGGCATGCTGTCCAGCCCCAAGGACATCCACCTCGCCGCAGTGACCAAGGTGGTCGACGGCGACGAAAGTGAAGACGACGGCGATGCGCTGCCGGCCGAGGATGTCGTGCAGGCGGTCCTGCGGCAGCTTGTCGCCAGCGGGCGGTGCAGCTTGGCCCATGCAACCCGCAAGGGGTCGAGCACGCCGGAAGTCGTCGTGGTCTGCCCGGTCCACGTCGGCGCGCCCACGTAGTATGGCTGCACAAAATGAAGCCCCGGATCACCAAGGTGACCCGGGGCTTTTCTCTGAGGATATTGACCCGTTGTGGATCAGACGAGGTCCCAGCGATCTTGTGGCGGCGGATAGATCGCGTCTGGCCGACCTGGGTCCGCGGCTTCACCGCGGCGCTGCGCGTCGGCCTCGAGGGCTTCGGCCTTCTCCTGTTTCAGTATGGCGCCGCTCTTGACCGCCTCGGGCTTGGGGTGGTCGAAGCCCGCGTCACCTTGGCCAGCGCCGACCGGGATTGCCCGGGCCGCCAGTGCCGTCGATGCCTCGGTGCTTTTGGCCGCGTCGCGCTTGGCAATCTCGCGATCGAGATACCATCGAGCCTTTTTAAGGTCCTCGATTGCATCGTTTTTCAGATCGGCACGCCAGATATACTTCAAGGCATTGCCGAGGTTGAACCCCATATGCTCCGTGATGGTGATGCACTCAATGCCGCTGGGGTGCGACGTGTAGTGCCTGGGGTGGTTTACTGGGTCGTGGGCCATGATCTGCTCCTCAAATAGTTCCCAAAACGCTTCGCTGCCATGCACGCTCACGTCTCCATCCACGGGGACTGCGGCCCCGCCTTGAACTTGTCCTCGACCTTGACGCTCCACTGCGCCGTGATGCCGTGACGGGCATGCACGAACCAGAGCGCCTGCGACGGCGGGCTGTAGGGCACCCGCAGGCCAATGCGGGCATACTCGTCATAGCCCTTGAGCGCACCGTTGACGATCACTGGCGTCGCATCTCCACGAGGGATGTAGGTGTGCCAGTGGCCCATCAGCAGGGTGTCGAAGTTTCGGCCGATCTGCGCTTCACTGCGGCCGACCTTCGTAGCCCCGCGGGCGATCGGCCCAATCGCTCCGATAATCCCATCGCCGCCTTTAACGCCCAGGCTGTCACCGTGAGTGAGCAGGAAGCGATGGCCAAGCACAGTGAAGTGAACATCCGTTTCATTGCTGATGACGAACCGGAAACGCTTGTCATTGCGGAAGTGCCTTTCGAGTTGCTGGTAGAGGCCCCACTCGTAGCTCTCGAATGCGCGGCCCTTGGCCCGGGGCTTCAAGCTGGTCCGCCCGTGGTTGCCTACGACGCACGGCACGAACACCTTGCCAAACGTGTCGGCCATGGCGGTCAGCGCAGCGCAGAGGTTGTCCTGCACGTTGATCAACTGCTGCTGGATCGTGCCGCCGTTGCTCTCGCGCAGTTCCTCGTGGATGCCGCCCGAGATCATGTCGCCGCCGAGCGCCACCACGATGCCGGGGATTTTCAGCGGCCCCATGTGGTTCTTCGCCAGGTCGACCGTCGCCGACACCAGGCGCCACATGCGCTCGCGGGCGATCTTCATGTTGTAGGTGTTCGTCCCGCCGGTCTCCTCGGCCAGCACAGTCTCGCCCCAGTGCCAGTCGGACCACATGGTCATCGGCACGGTGAGCGTGCCTTCGTTTGGTTTGCGGCGAAGCACGCGGGTCTGGTTCAGCCAGTCCGGCGGCTCCGGCGTCGCCAGGGACAACCCGTAGAGGGTCTGGCGCAACTGGGCGGCTGACACCTCCTCGCGCTCGCGCGCCCGCAGTTCCGCCTCGGCCGCCTTGAGCCGCGCCGTGGCCACGGCCAGGGGGTCCACGATACGGGACTTCGCGGTGAGGCCCCGCGACTTGGCGAACGAGATGCTCGTGCGGAAGGCGCTCGTGCCGACCCCGAACAGTTTGGCAGCCTCGGCGGGGCCGAGCCGCTCCGTGGCTTTTAGGCGCTCCACGAGTTCTCCATCAGACAACGGGGTCATTTTCCAAATCTTTCCGAATGGCGTCGACCAGAGTGTCGGCGCACTGTTGCACTACGGCACGGATCATATCGAGGTGGCCGACGCGAGCATACTGCAGCATCTCGCCCTCGATGACGCGGTCGACCTGAACGCGCGGCCCCTCGTCCTGCACCAGCACCAAGCCGATGCGGACGCGCTTGTTCATCTGCAGGCGAGGCATCAGATCAACCCCATTTTCATTGCGAGGAAATCCTCGAGCCGGAGAGTGGCCATCCACTCGCCCTTGTTCA